AACCGGAGGCGCGTTGATTTTTGAATTGAACGGCAGGAGCCAAAGACAAGAGGAGAAATAAAGCCATGAAGAAACACATCGAGACGACAAAAGAAGTTGAAGAGATGATCCGGAGAGCCTTTGAGGTTGATCGGATATTGCCTCCGGTAGTTAAGAGATCCGGAGGGAGCTTGCTCGGCTCGATGGTCGTTATTCCGGACACGCTGCGCAGCCTTGAGGATCTGGCTGAAGACGCCGCGAGAGACTGGCGGAACTTATCAGATGAAGACTTGCGCATCTGGTGGATGGTGTGCGCTGACTGGCTGCCGAAGCTCAAAAGCCCGTCTCGAGAGATTGTGAAGAAAAGATGTCAAGGCAAAAGCTGGAAGAGGATCTCAAGAGAGCTTTATCACGAGAAAACCACGAACAGAGAGCTCGAGAGAACGACTTTGTGGCGGTCATATAACGAAGGATTATGCAAAATTTTAACCTTTTATTAACCATTGCAACACTTTTCTTGTTTTTTGCAACATTTTTTTTGCAACATTTTTTTCTTTTTTATGTTATAAAATTGCTATAATCGGGAGAGCAGTGCGAAAATGAAGGCTCTTTCCGGTTATAAACAAGAGTTTTTTCATAGAAATCTCCTATAAACCCAAAGCTCCGCGAGGATTGAACGCCCTCCGGAGCTTAATTTTTGCGCGAGGTGGTGTAACAGTAGCATATCAGCTTCATGAGCTGGGGATGATAGTGCAACTCTATCCTTCGCAACCATATTTTGAAAGGAAACAACATGAAATATAAATCGAACCATAATCTACTCTTGCCGGACGGCAAAACCGAAGTCGAAGCCGGAGAAGTTTTTGAGTATGACGGCGACATCTCGAGCTTTGCCGGAATTATTGAGCCGGTAATCGAGCCGGAAGCGAAAGAAGAAGCTCCGGCAAACGACGAAAATCCGAACAACGATCCGGAAGGAAAAGAAGCTCCGGCTGCTTTCGGTCTTGAAGGCTTGAGCGATGAAGAAATCCGAGCACAAGGCAAAGCATGGAAGATCAAGAACTATCATTCGATGGGTATTGAAAACTTAAAAAAGAAAATTTATGAAGCCTATGCTGCCGCTGCTCCGGACGCTCCGGAAGAGTTAAAAAAGCCGGATGCTGGCTTTGAGGTTGACAACGTTCCGGAAGATCCGGAAGGCGACGAAAATCCGAAAGCCGGAGAGAGTAATGAATAATCTCGGCGATCGTGTTTATTTTCCGGACTTGCAAGCAAATAAAGTCCTCAAAGGCTTTTGTATCGGATATAAAGTCAACGAGCAAGGCTTTGACGTCATCACGATCAAGACGGATGATGGAAAGTATTATGAGCCGTTTGCTGCTTATTGTCGCAAAACGGAAAAAGAGATGAAGAACGACTTGCCGACTTTAGTCGCGCTCAATAAAGAGATCATCACAATCCAAAGTCAAGCGAACAGAAAGATTGATGAGATCCTTGAGACGATGCGTGGCAAGCCTCACTTCACACATTTAACCTTGAACGGAAAGAGCGGGAAATAAAAAGCCCGCTTTTTTCTTGCAACCCGAAAGGATAATTGCATGACAGCAGGAAGACCATTGAAATATAAAACGGCTGAAGAGCTGGAGGAGGCAATCGATAAATATTTTGAAAGCCGCGTTGATGAGCCGATCATCGACGAGGAAGGAAATGTCTTGCTTGATAAGACCGGATGTCCGTGTATGATCCCGCATCCGCCAACCGTTGCCGGACTGGCGTTGTGGCTGGGCTTTGAGGACAGACGATCGATGTATGACTACAAAGACCGTCCGGAATTTTCTCACGCTATAAAAAAAGCGATAGAGAAAATCGCCGACTACGCCGAGCAGCATCTTTATCAAGGCAAGGCAACAGGCGCGATCTTCTGGCTGAAAAATCACGGCTGGAAGGATAAACAAGAGACGGATGTCAATATAAACGATTATTCGCTCTTTGCTGAACGAACAGAAGAAAAGGCAAAGTTTTATGAAGATCAACATCTCAGACGCAGTAAAAAAGGAAATGGAAAATAATCTCGTCCCGTTTCGCTCGGTGGTATTATCGAACGATCCGGAGAAGGAATTGCCGCCTGCCGAATTTCACTATAAGCTCTCGGATCTTTTGCTCAATTCAACGCATCATGTGGCGATTGAGATGTTTCGTGAAAGCGGAAAATCAAGCTATGCTTTAAGAACGTTTCCGCTGCATTGCCTCGCTTATCCGAAGCGCGGGCTCGATTTTATTGTTATTATTAAGCAAAATCAACGCTCGGCAAGTGCGAAGCTGAAGGATATAATCGCCGAATATCTGGCAAATCCGCTCCTTCGTCATAACATGGTCGAGATTAAAGAGCAATCGATGAACGCTTTTTCGGTCGATGTGTTGAACAAAGACGGCGAAAGAGTAAACATCCGGATCGAAGCATACGGCAAAGGAAGCGGAATTCGCGGTCTGTCAAATCAAGATCGCCGTCCGTCGATTGTTATTTTGGACGATATTCAAGACAAGGAAGACAGCCGATCGGAGACAATTCTCTCGGCTGACTGGGACTGGTTTTTGTCTGACGTGATCTTTCTCGGACGCTCGAGCAGGATCTTTATGATCGGTAATAATTTGGGCGAAAAGTGCGTCATTGAACGCTGCATCGCCAACGCTGACAGCTTGAAGTTTGATGCGATCAAGATCCCCGTCGTTGTAAACGGCGAGCCGACATGGAAGGAAAAGGAAAGCCTTGAAGATGTTGAGCGGGAAAAAGCCGACTATACGAAGCTCGGAAAGCTCGATATTTGGATGGCTGAAAAGATGTGCGTTGCTGTTGCTGAAGAAAGCAAAGTCTTTCAAGAGGATGACTTTCGCTATTTTTCGAGACACTCGCACGAAGACATCGTCAAACGCTGCAATTTATACGCTTGTCTTGATCCGGCGTCTTCGCCTAATCCGGAGAGCTGCTATCGTGCAATCACTTTGACGGGTGTTGATGCGGACAATCACTGGTTTCTGCTCGACGTCAAATTCGGGCGGTGGGATTCTGCCGAGATGATCGATGTGATCTTCTCGATGGTCGCAAAATACAGGCTTCAAAACTTCTACATCGAGAAAGGATGGTGGGAGCAAGTGATGAAGCCGTTTTTCATGAAGGAAATGAGCCGCAGAAACATCTTCTTCAATGTCGTGCCGCTGGAGCATGGCAAAGTCGGCAGCAAGCTCGAGAGAATTAAGCTGCTGCAACCGAGATTTAAGGCGCATACGATCTTCTTTGAGGACGATGCTGACTGGCTGACGGAGTTTAAGTCGGAGCTTGCCGGAGTGACAAAGGATGCAATCAAGAGCGAATATATTGATTGCGTGGATGCTTTTGCCATGACGGAACAGGTCGCGCTTCCTCCGGTCAATGCACGTCCGAGCTTTGAGACTGAAATGAGACGCAGACGCGAAGAAAACTCTTCACAAAGTCTCTTTTCGATTGCTGGATATTAGGGAGGGCGGAATTGAATATCTTACTGGGAACAAACGCCAGCATGGAGACAATAAACGGCTGGATCAAAGAAGTGAATAAGGAATTCGGGCTCTCGGATCGTGATGCTTTGAGCTCGAGATATTTTGCGGCGATCAAAGATCAGTGCATTTTTATCTTTGAGCCGGAATTTGAAGCAGTGCTTTCGATCGATGTTGACATGTGGATGCGTCGAGAGATGCACATTGTTTCATATTATATCAAAAAAGAATGCCGGAATATCCGGCTTTTTTTGAAGATACAAAAGAAGTTTGAGGAATTGGCAAGAGCTTTTGATTGTCAATACCTTGTTCAAGGAAGCCATTTCGGCGACAGGCTTTATTCTTACCTTGAACGTGCGGGATATAAAGTCGCCACAATGAGAAAGGAATTGTAAAAATGGGAAGTGCAAAAAAAGCAGTCAGCGCGATCGTTTCAGCTCCGGTCAAAGTTGTGTCCGGAATTGCAAGCGGTAACGTCAGCAAAGCCGTCAACGGCTTAGCAAATGCGGCTAGTTTTGGGACATTATCCGTCAATGACAAGTCCGGCGTGGTCGATGTTGCGCACACTGTCGGAAGCATCACGGGCGCGAATGCTATGAAAGAAGCTGCCGACGCTCAAATGGCGGAAGCAAAGTCTTTGATTGAAGAGCAAAAGAACGCTCAAGAAAAGGCAACCGAAACAGCCAACGCGGCTCGCAGGGCATATCATGCCAACGACAGCCGAACAATCTACACAACCGCTCTCGGCGATGTTGCCGAAACAGCAGCGGCAAACAAACGAAAAAGAACACTTTTAGGGAGTTAATGACATGGGAAGCGCAAAAAAAGCTCTTGGAAAAATCATGGGAGTTAGCAGCAAAAAAGCAGCTCTTATCACGATGATGAACCAACCGACGGACGCTCAAAGAGTTGCCAACGGCGAAGGCAGAATGCTCAACGGCAAATATCAAGCCTTCAGTGCCGAAGACAAAGCTCACTATGACGCAGCTCAAGCAAACCGCAACGCAGAATATCAAGACATCTCCGAAGGATCTGCGCTCGGTCAATACTTCGGCAATAGCTCTCTTCTGGAAAGCATCCGGAAGAAAAGAGACGCCGTCAGATCAACGCTGCTCGGCGGCAATCCTTCAAATCTCGGGGGATAATCATGACAAACGAAGAGAAAACGGAGCAAGAAAAGCTCGACGAGATGCACATCGCAGCCGCCGAAGCTAATCGCAACGCCGAATATGTTGACTTGAACGAGACAAACCGAAAGCTCCATGAGCAGCTCGAACAAGCCAAAACTCAAAAAAGAAAAATGGGAGGCGACTAACAATGGAATTGTCAGCTGAAAAAATAGTCAAGAATTTTTCAAACCTCAAATCATCAAGAGGCGATTTTGACAGCTTATATCAGAGCTTGCATAATTACTTCTATGTTGAAGGCGCGAATATTACTGAACAGAAAAACAAAGGAGCACAACTGCACGCGCTGCTTGATAGCACATCGCTCGACTGCGCCGATGTTTTGGCTGCCGGACTGGCTAACTATTTGACGCCGGAAAGCTCGAAGTGGCTATTTTTGCAGCACTCAAATCGAGAGATCCGCGATCTTCCGGAAGTCAAAAACTGGATGCAGGAAGCGACAGAAGAGGTCTTATGGACATTGTCCCGCTCGAACTTCTACAATCAAATGCCGATCTTTTATAAAGCCTCCGGTGTTTATGGAACGGCTGCGCTCTTTACAGAAAAGGACAGAGACGACGGCGTCCGCTTCTATAACATACCGATCAAAAAGCTATATTTGACGGAAGATGCAAGAGAGCGTCCGAATGAATTTTATATCGAGTTTGAATATACTGCCGAGCAGGCTTTGTCCCGCTTTGGCGAAAGATGCTCGCAGAAAATCAAAGACGCTTATGCTGCCGGAAGAAACGAAGATCAAAAATATAAGTTTATTTGCTATTTCGGCAAGCGTCTCGAATATAATCCGGACATGAGAGACAAAAAGAACATGCCGATCCGCATGACTTGGGTTGATGCCGAGACAAAGCAAGTGATGCTTGAAGACGGCTTCTTGTCCATGCCTTGCGTTGCGCATCGTTTTTATAAGAGATCGCAAGTCGTTTATGGATATTCTCCGGCGATGAAGGCTTTGCCTTATGCTCGCATGGTAAACACGATTTCGGACACGATGCTCCGCGCTGCCATGAAGCAATCAGATCCGGCGATCGCTTTGCCGGATGATGCTTTTCTCGGCACGCCGAACTTCAATCCGAGAGCGATCAACTACTATCAACGCGGCAAGCTCAATCCGAAAGACGAGATTTTCCCGATCGGCAACTTCGGCAATCCTCACATTGCCATTGAACATCTGGAATTCTTCAAAAATCAGATCAGAGACATCATGTTTTATAATACGTTTCAAGCCTTCAGCGACTTGACAAAGCAAATGACAGTCCCTGAAGTGATGGAGCGCGTCTCCGAAAAGATGACTTTACTCGGTCCGGCGGTCGGTCGTTTCATGAATGACGTCTTGCAGCCGCTCATTGAGAAGGTCGTTTTCATCCTCTTTGAGGACAATCGCTTGCCGAGAATGCCGGATGCAATGATGCAAGATCCGGAATTCGAAGTCAAATTCGTCGGACGTCTCGTCCAGTCACAAAGACAATCCGAAGTCAACAATATCGTCAACGCCTTGTCTATTGCCGGACAAGTTGCTCAATTCAATCCGGAAGCGATCGACAAGATCAACGCTGACGAAACGATTGACGAAGTCTTCGACATCACGGGCGTCACATCAAGGATCTTGAACAGTGATGACAAAGTCAAACAGATCCGAGAACAAAGAGCGCAGGCTCAAGCGCAGCAGCAACAAATGATTGAGGCACAAGCTGCCGCTCAAACATACAAAACAGCAGCAGAGGGAGACAGAAATGCCAACACAGCTCAATCTGAAGGATAAGAACACGATCGCAGATCTGCAAACTCAATTCAAGGATATTGAGAGACAATATCCGCTCGTCATGCAGTTTCTGGAGTATTATTGCGGATTTACCGCGCCTCTTCAGACACGCGATCCTTATGAGATTTCATATTCCGGCGGCAAACGGGATGTGATTTTAATGATTAAAACTTTAATGAGAGATGACATCTTGCCGGAGCAGATCTCGCAATTCTATGAAAGGAATTTATAAAATGACTGAAGAGATGACAACTGATCCGAATATCGGACAGCCTTCTGAAGGTCTGGGAAGCAGCACATCGCAACCTTTTGACTTTAGCTCGGCTCTTTCTGCCGAATATAGAGACAATCCGTCGATCACAAAATTCGGCGGCGACGTCAACAAACTCTCAAAGAGTTATCTCGAGCTTCAGTCTCTTATGGGACAGGGACGCGTTGCTATTCCAAAAGATGAGAATGACGGCGTTGCATGGGGCTTGTATGACAAAGCCTTCGGCGTTCCGGACACGGCTGAAGCCTATGAGCTAACCGGAGAATATGCTGATTTACCGGAATTCAAAACGTTAATGAAGCAAAACCACATTCCGCCAGCAACGGCGCAAAAACTGCTTGATGCTCACTTGCACGAGTTTGAAGCCTATGAGCAGCTCAAATCTCAAGAAGCTGAACAGGCACGTCAAACGGCTGCAAACGAGCTCAAAAAAGAATGGGGCTTGAAATATAATGAAAACATTGAGACGGCTCGCAACTTCCTTCAGAAGATGGCAGGCTCAAAAGAAGAATATGACTATTTCAACAGCCTCATCGGCAACGATGCAAAATTTATAAAACTTTTATCACGCATGGGATCACAGATCTCGGAGGGCTCTCTCGGAGGTTTCGAAGGACAAGTTTCCGGCTTTACGAAAACCCCTGCCGAAGCTAAAGCAGAGCTTGACAAGATTATGAATGATCCGAGTGACGCCTATTGGGCAGGAGCGCGAAACAAGCGCAACGATCCGAACTGGTGCAGACAAAACAATGCGCACTTTGTTTCTGAAAGTGAAAGAAAGGCTCGCGTTGCTTATGTCAATTCACTTATGCAAATGGTGGGATAAGCCTTAACAGCCCCCGACAAATAAACGCCCCCGAAAGGACAAGGCATAAAAAACAAACCATCGCTTGAGAAATTCTCCGGCGATTTTTTTTAACTTTAATTTGAAAGGAAATAAAATGACTGATTCTACTCAGTTTGAGACTAGAGCACAGGCTTATTCTTCCGTAATTTTGCCTTTGGCTCGTCAAGAGAAGTCAATGCTTTATGATAGAGTTTTCGTCAAAAGCGACTTCACAGGAAAATCTTTCTATCAAGATCAGATCGGCAACTGGTCAATGTCTGCAAAAACTTCGGTCAATGCTGACACTCCGGAAAACGATCCGAACTTGGGAAGAACTCGCATCGACGTCGCAACATACAACGATGCTCGTTTGCTCGATCGCTCTTTGAAATTGCAAGAGTTATCTGATCCGTTGTCTATGACTTCGGTTTGCATTCAATCCGCTGTCGGCATCAAGATCGACGAAGTGATCTATGGTGCTTTGGGTGGTGTTGCATATCGTGGCGAAACAGGCGCAACCGCTGTCTCTTTCCCGAGCTCACAGCAAATCGCAGCTGACTATGAAAACTCCGGCACAAATACCGGCTTGACAGTTGCTAAATTGCGTCACGCTGCAAAGATGCTCGACGCTGCTGGCGTTCCTGCCGGAGACAGAACAATCGTCGCCGGAGCAACCGAAAAAGAGCAGCTCTTGGGATCTACTCAAGCGACTTCTGCTGATTACAACAACGTTCGCGCTTTGGTAAGCGGCGATATTGATACCTTCTTGGGCTTCAAATTCGTATGGCTGCCGGACGGAATTGTCAAAGTTTCAAGCAATATCGCTTCTTGTTATGCCTTCCACAAGACAGGTTTGTGCTTCGGTATGTTAGAAGAGCTCTTCTTGCGCATCGATGAACGCAAAGACAAGTCTTATTCTAAACAAGTTTACTACGAGATCTCTTGTGGTGCTGGTCGTTTGGAAGAAAAGAAAGTCGTTGAAATCAAATGCGACGAAAGCGTCGTTGTTGCTTAATGAAAGGAGAAAGACATGACAACTGTTAATTCTACTACTTACGCAGCACAAGCCGGAGAAAA